ACGTTTGCTGATGGAGAAAGTAGCGTAGAGTTTTTAGAAAATGTACGTGGCGAAGATGTGTTTATTATACAGAGTACCTGTACACCTGTTAATGATAGTGTTATGGAACTTATGATTATGATTGATGCGGCACGTAGATCAAGTGCAAGTAGAATTACAGCAGTCATTCCTTACTTTGGTTACGCAAGACAAGATCGTAAGAGTGCTTCACGTACTCCTATCACAGCAAAACTTGTTAGTAACTTATTAACAACAGCAGGTGCAGATAGAATCTTAACAATGGATTTACATGCAGGACAGATACAAGGCTTCTTTGATATTCCTGTGGACGATTTAACAAGCCGTGTAGTCTTTGCAAAAGATATCAAACGTTCAATTGGTTGGAGAGATGATCCAGAAGTACAACAACAAGGAACAGTATTTGTATCACCAGACGCAGGTGGTGTTGTTCGTGCTAGGAAGTTTGCTGATATGTTTGGTGGCGACATTGCTATAGTAGACAAACGTAGACCAGAAGCAGGTAAGAGCGAAGTAATGAATCTAATTGGCGATGTACAAGGCAAACATGCTATCCTAGTAGATGACATTGTAGACTCAGGCGGGACATTATGCAATGCGGCCAAAGCAATTATGGATGCAGGTGCTAGTAGTGTTCGTGCTTATATTACACACGGAGTATTAAGTAACGAAGCATGTCAAAAGGTTGAGAAGTCAGTACTAGATGAATTAGTAGTTACTGATACTATTCCTAATCGTTGTCCTAAGAACTGTAAGAAAACTAGACAAGTAAGTGTTAGTAACCTATTTGGCGAAGCAATACGCAGAGTTACTAATGAAGAATCAGTAAGTAGTCTGTTTGTATAATGAATTGGGAAGTACAAGATTTTAGACCAAAGAAACCAGTACCAAGTTGGGCTGAATGGATTTGGCCAAGAGACATGGCTATGTTTATCCTATGGCGATTATTCTTTTGGACTGTAATAATTCCTTTTGTTTTATTTGGTGCAGTACTAACTCCATTAGGACTCTTAATACAAATTCTCGTAATAGATTACTTTACATATCTTCAGTGGAAGAACCAACAGTAATAAATACATACACAGCATAGCAAAGGAGACAATGATTTGTCTGACGTACTTGTACTTAATGCAGACGCACAACCATTATCATATCTACCCCTATCAGCAATTCAATGGAAAGAAGCAATAACCTATCTGTGGATGGATAAGGTTACAGTATTAGATTGGTATGATGATTGGATTGTAAGTTCTCCTACTTGGGAAACTCGTGTACCGGCTGTGATCATGCTAAAGCAACAACAACGTAAACGGCGGAAGCCTCGCTTCTCTAAAGTAAACTTATACATTCGTGACTTATACACTTGCCAATACTGCGACATACAATTAATTAAAAAAGAACTTACCCTTGATCATGTTATACCTTTGAGTAAAGGTGGACGTACATCTTGGGAAAACATTGTGGCGGCTTGTATGCCTTGTAACACTCGTAAGGGTAACAAAACTGCAATGAAACCTAAACGTGAACCATATGCTCCAGACTATTACGATCTAGTTAACAAGCGTAAACAAATGGATCTAAAGATCAAACACCCTTCCTGGACCAACTACATATAATAGTAGTATTTAATTATACAACTTAAAGCCATTAAATAAGAGTGTAAATATATTTACACCTAACATGAGAGGGCTCTAGGATGGATTTTCGTTTTACATTGATACTTCTATTTGCTCTTGCCATGTTAGCATTATTTGTCAAGCCAGGACATGTCCCCCAAGAAAAAATTTATGATCCAGACGAAAAGGCTTGGAACGAAGTTGACGAAATAATAAACAAATAAGAATGCCCCCGAACACTTCCGAGTGTTCAGAAAACCCTCTATAATGATGTAGAGGGTTTTCTTTTTGTTTCACTCTTGACTTTTGCTAAAACCTGTGCTATAAATAAAACTGTTTGTATAATTGTTCGAATTATGCAAAGCATGGAAGTTGGGCAACGTTGAGCCCAATCTCTTTTAACTTGTGAGCGATGTGGTAAAAGCATCAAGCAGATAGGAGAAATAATAATGGACGCACTCACCCTATGGATGGCAATCGGATTTCTTTTCGCGGCCTATTCAGTAATAGCAAATGATTCAGTACAAACACTAGGTACATGGATCGCAAGTAATAACGATAAATTCAATTGGAAAATTATGTGGGGGTGTGCAAGTGCAGTTCTCCTTTATACATTGTGGTACGGTTGGACAGTAAATGGTGGAGACATCAGTTACGGTAGACTTAACAAGATACCGTTCCAAGAAATACAATGGTACCATGCGGCGGCACCAGGACTACTATTAATACTAACAAGAATTGGCGTACCAGTGAGTACGTCATTTTTAGTTTTAAGTGCCTTTGCAAGTACATTTGTATTAGAGAAGATGCTCGTAAAGAGTATGATGGGATATGCAGTCGCGGCTGTGGCGGCATATTGTATTTGGATAGTGGTTACTAAACTACTAGATGAAGCAAAGCCTGTTAAAGAAGAACATAAGAAAGCATGGCGTGTAGCACAATGGGTAACAACAGGCTTCCTGTGGTTTACTTGGCTCAGTCATGACATGGCAAACATTGCCGTGTTCCTACCTAGAGAGATACCTTGGGACTTAATGGTTATTATCTCACTTGTATTTGTAGGCGGACTTGCTTATATGTTTAAAGAAGGCGGAGGTAAGATACAAAAGATTGTTATTGAAAAGCACAATACAAGATATGTTCGTAGTGCTACTATCATTGACGGTGTGTATTGGTTGATCCTTTGGTTCTTCAAAGAGTATAACGATATACCTATGTCGACAACTTGGGTGTTCGTTGGACTATTATGTGGACGTGAACTTGCTATGGCAACTATGACAGGCAAGGAAAAGTTCAAGACAGTATTTCCACTTGTAACTAAAGACTTCATTAAGATGATGATTGGCTTGGGTGCTTCTGTGGGAGTAGTGTTAATGATACACTATGTTATCGTACCAAACGGATATTAAAGTTTAATTTCTGTTAAACCATTTTCCCTATCAAGGTATTTAAAATCTATCTTGGTAGGGTTATATTTTTGCAACCAATCAAATACTATATTAGGATCAAATACTCCGCAAGTATATACATCAAGTTGTATCATAGCAGGATCTGTTTCATCCCATGTGTGTATTATAACATGACTAGTTTCTATAATAGTAGCAACAGTCAACCCTCTATTACCTTTCATATTACAATATTTGGCATATGGTCCCATTAGGATCTTCATACCTATTGCTTCTATCAAGGCTTTTACATCATTACTTGTAAGGGTTTCATCTGTTGGCGGATTAGTAACTTCCGCTCGAATTATCACATGTTTGTGAACTAACTGCATTTATGTCAGAGTTATTTATAACAAAGTTCTAATAAATACTCATATTACTGAGAGGGAAAACGATGATACCAGAACAAGGGATTATGACTATGAACTTCAAGCAAAGAAGTTTATTGTTTGCAAAAATAAGCCAAATTGCTTACTTAAATAAAGCCAATGCTACAAAGCAGGCTAAAAAAATAGGTTTTACAACTGTAGAGTACTACGATGTAAAAGGAGCTCAATCTTACCGTTTTATGAATAAACGTGATTTAGTTATAGCTTGTAGGGGAACAGAGCCAACACAATATGCTGATATTAAAGCTGATGCCAATGCATTGCCAGTTATAGCAGAAACAGTTAGTAGAGTACACAAAGGATTCAAAGGGCAAGTAGACGAGCTATGGCCAGCTATTAGAGAAGACTTAACTCGTACACAAAATAAAAATAAAGATGTGTGGTTTACAGGACACAGTTTAGGAGCGGCAATGGCAACTATTATGGCTAGTCGTTGTATGTTCTTTGAGCTAGTACCTAACCCAGAAGAACTTTACACATACGGATCACCAAGAGTAGGTTGGAAAGGTTACGTTGATAGTTTAGGCATTACCCATCATCGTTGGAAGAACAATAACGATATAGTAACAACTGTTCCTCTTGCAATTATGGGTTTCAAACATCACGGAACTATGCACTACCTAAACAGTTATGGAAATGTACGTAGACCTACTGGTTGGCAAATGATTAAAGATAGATTACGTGGCATGTGGACAGGAATCAAAAAAGGAAAAATAGATAACTTTTCAGATCATTTGATTCATAACTACATTGAACATTTACAAAACTACAAAGACGGAAAAGAAAACCCACAAAAATAAAATATGACTCGTAAAACAAATACCATGTTGATAGGCCTACTTGGTACTATACTTCTAGGCTTAGCTTCATGGACATTGATTACATTGATGGAGTTACAGATACTAGTTAGTATGATTGAACAAGACCTAATAAGTATTGACAAACAGTTTGGTCGTGTGTACAACTTTATAGATAGTGTTAGACAACGTTAAGTTGGCATAGGTGGAGGGAATCGAACCCCCATTAACTGGTTTGGAATCAGTTGTGTTACCATTACACCACACCCATAAAAAAAGCCCCTAATAAAATTAATTACTAGGGGCTTCGCAATATAACTTTTTTTAGAAAGTCACATCAAGACATACCCCTCAAGGGCCAACATAATTGTGTTCTGATAGTCTTTGACATGTTTGAAATTTTCCTGTGTTCTTAGTTATACATATAATATAACATCTGTATTTAGTGTTGTCAACCTTTTATTTTAGATTTATAATCTTTTATTGCAGATTTAATTGCATCTTCGGCTAGAACTGAACAATGTATTTTAACTGGCGGTAATGCAAGTTCTTCTACAATGTCCATATTCTTTACTGCTGATGCTTCGTCTAGTGTCATACCTTTAACCATCTCAGTTACTAAACTTGAACTTGCTATTGCACTACCGCAACCATAAGTTTTAAATTTAGCATCTGTTATTATACCTTCTTCAACTTCTATCTGTAGACGCATAACATCACCACATGCTGGTGCACCTACCATTCCTGTTCCTATATTATCTTTCTTTGGATCAAATGTTCCGACGTTGCGTGGGTTTTCGTAATGGTCAAGTACCTTTTCAGAGTATGCCATATTAGCCTCGTGTAGTTATACTACATCTATTTATAACTTATATTGGCTCTGGGGGAAGGACTCGAACCTCCACGATAAATAATTTGCCGTCATTTACCACACGAGAAACAATCGTGCGTGTCTACCAATTTCACCACCCCAGATTATTCTTATACTTTGTTAATCTTTTCTAGTGCAGGAATCATACGTGTTATACCTATGCCTCCGCCTACTCTTTGAAAGAAGTCAAACTCTAAGAACTTTTCTAGTTCCGCTTCAACTCTTTCCTTACCGAATAGTTTGAATAGTAACTCTGAATAAGCACCGTCTGTAATACTATGGAATGTATCACGCATCATATCAACATCACATGAGCGTTCTGCTGATCCAATAGTTTCCATACCACCTAGTATAACGTCCATCTTCTTTGCAGTATTTCCGTCATCGTTTCTAGCCATGTTCCAGAAAGGTGATGTTAGTTCAGGGAAGTTTGTAATAAGTGTTTGACCAAACTCTTTTTCCATTGCAAGTTCGTGTTCTGCTTCCATTTCTGTATCAGCACTTAGTCCAAAGTGTTGTTGCCATTCAGCATAAGTCTTTTCTGTAATGTTGCCAAAGCCTAAGTATTCACATAGTTCATACTCCATTGCTTTTAGATCATCTACATTACCTGGCATTTCAAATTCAAACATTGGAAATATTATATCATGTCTGCCTGGTATTGCGTTTGGTTCCTGTCTATAGGAAGTGGAGACACAAAAAAACCCCTTACTATCGGGGCTACTTAATAATTCATGTTCTAACCACATCTGGCCTGTTTGCGGCAATGGCCAAACCTGGCCTGCGTAATTGTATGTTGCTACATTGAATGGATCTTCACATGCGGCAAGTATGCTTAGTCTGTTTTGGGTATGGACTTCTAAAAATCCTTTATCCAAAAAAAATGACCTTAAAAGGCCAACTGTCTTCGTAAATTTATTTGGGGATATCAACTGCGTCATTTTCTTTTTTTCCTTTTCATTAGTCAAAAAAAATTTGCTCAACAAGTGCCGAGCTTAATTTTCCTTCTCATTATTTATCCTCGCGCCTCCTGTTTTGCCGCAATGCGGACAATGGAAAGTGTAACGTTCAATACGTAACTTTTCTTCCATTGTCGCATAGGTGAACCAGTTAGAACAACTAGTGCAAGTTAAATGCCATATGATCTCTTTAACAGCATTAAACATCTAATCTTGTAATCCTATACAAGGAATAAGAATAGATTGCTTACAGTTATCTGGATAAGCAATAGCTGAACCAAGTATAGGCATACCTACCATACCAATAATGATAATCAAGAACGCCCATCCTAGTCCTTTTAGTGTGCAATAATTAGTTTGCTCACTCATGTTCGCCACCTGCTCCGCGACCAAAGCCGCCAAAGTACTCTGGCTTACGTTTTGCAGTTTCAAATGTTGCAACAGTGACCGCTATGGCACCAAGTAATAATGTGTGTAGTACCATACTGAACACACCCATGTACATGCTACCTACAATGATACCAAATACTGTACACCACATCCATGCAAGAACTTGCATAATCATATGTCGTGTACTAAAGTCTGGAATAACACTTAACGGATTCTTTTCATGATCCATTACTACATTCCAACTGTCGTATACCCATTTCCTCATAAGAGTCTCCTTTTGCTTGTCTATACGTACGACTAATGTAACATAGGAATTGACGGTTGTCAACCTAAAAGTGGTGCCGGCACACGGACTCGAACCGCGGACCTACTGATTACAAATCAGTTGCTCTACCAACTGAGCTATGCCGGCCTTGGAGCGGGTGAGGAGAATCGAACTCCTATCATTAGCTTGGAAGGCTAAGGTCTTACCATTACACAACACCCGCTCATGTGTTTAATATACATACTATATAGCATGTGTTCGGCTTAGTCAATCTCTTTATGAACAAGTTTGTTTATTTCTTTACTAAATACAACATAGGAACTGGATAATATGAGAAAACGTACAAGATCAATACTAGAAGAACTTAGTAGCTTTAGACAAACTACAGACAATGAAGCACTCGTACAAACTACGGGTAATAACCTTATTGAAAGTTCTATTAACTTACTTAATCGCATTGCAGAACAATACGATGCTGAAACTGCTTCGGACTTAGAAAGACGATTCATTAACAGTATACGTAGTGGCGACCCTCGCAAGTTCAAACGTGGTGTAGATAAAATTGTTGAATCACGCAACAAAAAGGATACAAACAATGATTCTTAATGAAGGCGGAAACATATTCAAAGATCCAGAGACTAAAGAACCTGTAACACAGCGTATCAATCAAGCTGACGTTGATCCTACACTTGCATGGTTAGAAAAGATTACAGGACTACCACATAAAGATTTTAAATTAGGTAGCACAGGAATTAGAAGTACAAGTGGCGATATGGATATTGCTGTTAACCAAGATGAAGTTACCAAAGATGAAATGGTTGCTAAACTTGCGGCATGGGTACAAAAGAATCACCCAGGAGACGATCTTAAAAAATGGATTAGAAAAAGTGGCATCAACGTACACTTCCTAACTCCAATCAATGGCAACCCTGAAGAAGGCTATGTACAAACAGATTTAATGTTTGGTGAGCCTGAGTTCATGAAGTTCGCACTCAAAGGCAGTGGCGACAACACACCATACAAAGGACAACATAGAATGATCCTTATTAGCAGTATTGCTAAAGCACAAGGATACAAGTTTAGTAGTGGAGCAGGATTAGTAGATAGAATTACAAATCAAACTATATCTAAAAACCCAGATGAGATTGCAAAAACATTAATGGGCGATACTGCTACAGCAAAAGATATGGATAGTGTTGAAACAATCATTGCAAAAATTAAAACAGACCCTAACTACGAAAACTTAGTTAAAGACGCTAGAGACAACTTCGAAAAGAACGGACTAGAGTTACCCAAATGAGATTTAACGAAATAATAAACGAAGCAGAAGCTCGAATACAACATGCTGAAGACTTAATCTTCTTCCATGGTAGTGCAGGTGCCAAACGTGCATTGGATTCAATTGCCAGCATGGGTACAGGAGGACATACTAATGCAACAATTAAATGGGATGGATCTCCCGCAGTCATTTTTGGCCGCGATGAAAATGGAGAGTTCATACTTACAGACAAGTCAGGCTTTGGTGCAAAAGGATACGACGGCAAATCAAAAAGTGCTGATGACCTTGAGCAAATGTTCCTCAACCGTAGTGGTGGAAAGAACAGAGATAAACCAGGCTATGTAGCATTCGCAGGTAGAATGAAAGCTCTGTTTCCTATTGCAGAAAAAGCTGTTCCAATTGAACACAGAGGATTCTTTAAAGGCGACATGCTTTACTTTGATACACCAACTAACAACAAAGGCGTATTACAGTTTACTCCTAACACAGTAACTTACACAGTACAAGCAGACAGCGATGTAGGTAAGAAGATACTAGCAAGTCAAGCTGGTGTAGTTATTCACAGAGTAGTAGATGCGGCAGGTGCTGAAAGTCCTTTAAAAGATTACGACATGTTCCAAGGATCAAAACTATTAGTGTTACCTCCAGTAGTTGCACAAACGGCTCCAGAGGTTGACCTAACTAAACTAAAAAGTTTACAAGGTGTTGTTGCTAAGAATGGTCCTGCTATTGATAGTCTGTTAGACACAGCTACATTACAGCAAATGCAAGTTAGTGACTTTGCACAAATACTTTATGCTTATACAAATAGTAAAGTAGACTCAGGATTAGCCAACTTAGGTAAAGACTTTGTACAATGGTTAACAACTAGCAAAGTATCTAAGAAGAAACAAGCAAAAATTATTGAGTATATTAAAACGCACATGAAGGCGTTTCAGGCAATGTGGCAAACTGTTTCAGGGATAATGGAAGTCAAGGACGACATTATTACACAAATGGAAAGCAAACAAACAGACATTAAGGCATCTATCGCAGGGAAGCCAGGTGGCGAGGGCTATGTATTAGCCAACCCAGGCGGCGATATTAAATTAGTAAACCGCTCTGAATTTAGTAAAGCTAACAGAGCAATTAAACGGGAGAGTAAACATGAAAGCATCTGATTTTGATAGCGACTTCGCCGACATGAAAAAAGGGTTTGACCCAGCGGACGATGATAATGCAGATATGGATAAAGAATTTAAGCAAATGCCAATGATTACACAGATTGGTAAGATTTTAGATTCAAGAGGTAACCCTAATCCAGTTACACATTTAACAAGTGAAACTGGCAAGAAATACAAAGCTAGTGTTACACATGCACAAACACTTAAAATGATGTTAACAACTGATGCAGTTAAGCCTGCAATCAAACGTGAGTTTACATTAGACATTGCACAAGACGAACTGTTAGGTAAAATGTTAAGTGCTAAGAGTCAAGAAGAAATGGTCAACATCTTTAAAGACAAGTATATGAAAGATGGTGGCAACACAGAACGCAGAAGTAATTACGCATAATGGAACTTAACTTTTTAACAGAACTACACGAAGCGAGGATGACTCGCAACACGTCTGATAACTCTAAATTAAGTTATACAGATTGTTGTGAGCGTCTTTACTTGATGACATTAGTGTTAGAACTGTTAAGAAAGTTTTCAGAGTTCAATGGTACCGTAGCAGGATACGCAACAAAGACTACACAGAATCAAAACTATAGACAGTTTAGGATGCATGGCACTGATCTCTATAACTTAATATATTTTGTTAGTGGAGACGATGATGCAATGATGAAACTCAAAGACTTTGAAAGTGCAAAGAAAGTTAGAGCTAGTACATTTTTACCTGTAATGGGATTAAACAGATGGCTAATAACTTTAAAAGGTACAAGCAAAACATCAGGCAGTGAAATGCTTATGTCAATTGAACGTGCTTGTAAAATTACTAATACTGATTACAAAACAATTAGACGAGCAGTAACTAATTGGGATAGGCTTAGTGGCGCAGATAAAAAGAAATGGGTAACTAAACTATTACTTGCTTCAAGAGCTAAACTTCGTAACAGTGATATTATTATGTACCTTGAAGAACTAGCAAGAAAAGCTAACCTTGAAGATACTAAAGTAAAAGACAACGAACCTACAGTAAGTAAGCCAGACATGGTTCCAACTACTGCACAAGACCTAGCACTATACAGATACATTGTTGGTGCAAAGAACGTAATGGGAACTAAAAAGTTTTTAGATGCGGCAAAGAAAGGTCAAAGTATGTCACCTGCATTCGTTAAAGCATATCTACCAGCAGTAGAATTAATAGACGATATCGTAAAAGCAGGCCCAGGATACATACAAATGCTACGAGCATTGCAAAAAAGAGCTAAAAACAGCCGATAATCCATCCATTTTCCTAAAACGGATAAATAAAAGTAACCACAATACACGAGAAAAAGTGTGTGGCCATTAGAGCCGAGGGAAACCTCATTTATAACATAGGAGAAATAAAATGGCTGGAGTAGCAAGAACAACTGGACTAGGACATGCACACGCAACGTTATATAGTACAGCAAATTTAGGATTTTACGTAGTTGACGCAGGAGCTTCATTAGCGGCTGAAGGCGGAATTGGTAAAGCATTAGAACTAATTGCACAAGCAATTAACCCAATCGCAATGAACAGTGAAGGTACTGCTGGATTGTTAAACATTGTAGTTGACGACACACAGTGGGACGCGGCTTCTTTACAAGCGGCAATCAGACACTTAGGTGCGGCGGCTGGATCAGGCGACTATGACGCGACTGGTGCAACTGTAACTGCAGGTGGACAATTCATCGTAAGTGCATAATAGTACTAACGTAAATTAAAACTTAGAAAGGGCTCAGTTTTTACTGGGCCCTTTTTTTATGGCCATAAATAGATGCATGGACACATTCATCATTGAAACACTCGTAGACATAACCAATACTGGATTGAACAAGTTCAAAACTGAAGATCGTCATTTGATTAATCAACAGTCTAACTGGAATACAGCACAGCAAGTTATGAGTATGAGAGCAAACATATACTTTGATACAAAGCCCACAGTTGAAAAAAGAGATATTAAAGACTTTGGTACAGCGTTTAAGGGCAAACATAATGTATGGTCGTTTCGTTTTGATGTTGAACAAGAAGGTGCCCTAAGTGTTGATGCACTAAAAGATGACTTTGATTTAATACCAGTTATACCTGGTTTAGATAGCACAATTACTATAAATAATAGTGCGTTCAGAACAAAAGATTCAGAGCGTATTAATATTATTTTTAAAGTAGTAGATAAAGACGTATAAACTGCTAATAAATACTATAGTAAAAAGGCACATATAACATCTCGCATATAAACACATTAGGCTAACAGAAAAGTTTACTAATCACCATTTGAGCAATGGGTTTAAAGGATAAAATATATGGCAACGCCGTTAGAAAAAAAGAACTTAGAAGCACACGTTGATTTGTGCGAACAACGATATATACGTTTAGAGTCACGTTTAGCCAGCGTTGAGGACAAGCTAGAGCATGTCCATAATGATATTACACATGGCAACAAAGCTATGTTTAAAGTTTTAATTGGTGCAACAGGAACCATTGTTGCAGGACTACTTAGTACTATTGTAGTCATACTAATGAACTTTACCAACTAATTACACTTCCCTACTTACATAGATAAATACACGTATGCTGATACGTGAAGTCACATCAATAGACGAAAAACAAATTTGGGCACGTTCTGGAAAGAAAGTAGTCCGCAAGTACCGTTGTACCCAAGGTCCTCGTAAAGGACGTATAGTGAAGAAGATGTCGCAATGTTTTGCGGCACCTAATATTAAAGCAAGAATTAACATGAAACGCTTACGAGCTAAGATAGGCGGCAAGATGATGCGTAAGGCTCGCAGAACTAAACGTGTTAATCCTGTTTCACGCAGAGTACAAGCGTTAAATAAAGCTGGACGCAGAAGATGAAGATAGCAGAGATTAAAGAAGGCGTTATCGGCATATGGGGCAAGACAAAAGGCAAGTTAGTACGTAAATACAGATGTACAAGCGGAACACGTAAAGGGCGTATTGTTGCTAAGCCGGCAACATGTAACGCAACTAAAA